GTAAAAACCTTCAAAAGATTTAACCCACATGCTGTTTTCAGGCAACCACTTGTATTGAATACCACTTGTTAGGTTAGTGACATAATGCACTTGATTGAAAGTGCTGTCACCCAAAGATGAAGAATCTAAACTGCCTCTAAGTAGTTGCGTAGACCCATCATCAAAATCCGCATTAAAGTCTACAACAAAGTCATTGCCGACTTTTTCTACAATGTCATTTGCATTTGCAATTAGATTACCCCAAGCACTTGGTCCTACATTAACAGTTGAGTCATCACTGGCACTACCAATAGATTCTGTTAGCAAATATCTTGTGCCATTTGGTGCATTTACTGGGTTAAAAGTTAATGGATTTATTACCGCATCAACAGCATTTATTGTGTTAGTTGGCACTGTGTCAACGTCAACAGTGAACAGCAGTGTTGTTTCGTCTTGTGGATCAATGGCCACTGTGCCAGTTACATTTACTATAATGTCATCGCCATTTATATTTGTTGCTGATTGTTGTAGTTTTACTTGAGTTGCACCACCAAGTATTGTTTTTGAATACAGTGCTTCTAATTTGTGCCAATTGATCTTTGTACCATACTGTGATTGCGATTCAAATGCTTTGTTTTGTCGGTTGTCAGCATGAGTTGTGAGACCATTTCCCGCTTCTCCTAACAGTGTCATTCTATTGCCCAGTAACAGCACAGCATAATTGCCTGGAGTAGATATTTGTCTTGACAGTGATTCGCCCAGCATCTCCTCTAGAGTATTTTCCCCACCATCATCAGCAAACATTGCTGTAATGATATTTGTAATAACGCCTAACTTTTTAACCTTAGCAGGTGGCGATAACCATATCGGTGTTCTAAATGTTAATGTTGCAACATCAATGTCATCTGCTATACCTGATGGTATTGCTCTTGATGTGTAAAGAATATTAGTTATTTCTACAAAACTTAACGAAGTCCAATCCAAAAAATTGTCAGTGGTTTGTAATTCTAAAGAAGGATTGAACAATACTAGTATTTGTTCTAGTATTTGTAATTTTTGATCTGTATTAGTAGTAAAAATATCTGCGTTGAATGTTAATTCAAATGGTGTAGGCATAATTCTTTCGATGGTATGAGCCTGGCCTGGTGCTCCTGTATAAGTTTGTGTTGCATCGTCAAACTGTCTTTCACGAATATGTGTTTTATCAATATGATAAGGATTCTGCATTCTATCTCTATCATATGCAAAATTTGTAATATAACAGGAAATTTGTGGTGCGGCTATTAAAGTATTTTCAGAGCCTTTCTTAATAATTTGTGCAACCTGTCTTGACATGTCTCCATACTTCACAGGTACCTGCAAAGTCTCACTGGTGCCTTTAGAATTTTTTCCTGTGGTATAAGAAAAATTAGACATCATTCTTATGAATTGTAAAATGTATCTTCTTACTTGGCCGTCATAAAAATGATCGATTGTTCTTCAGTGGTGTTAAGCCACAGCCTCCTTATCCATCCAAACTCTTGTACCGTCTATTAATTTCCATGTCCTATTCTTATAAGGATGGTCCTGTATGGTTTGCCCTATATAAACTTTATTGTTAACAGTGTTTGTAAACTTATAGATGTGCATTAATTAATTATCCGCCTGTGGTTTTAACAACTTGCTAAGTGCTACACGTTCAGCAGTAGTTGATGATCCGTCAGCAAGTGTAGTGGTGTTGTCGTTGTTAATAAAGCCAGTTTTCTGTGTGTTTCTTGCACTGCTCTGTGTCATTGTCTGTCTTACATTATCTTCTATTTTCACAAATCTTTTCCCATCATATCTAAACAATCTATTTGGTGCATAATCAGTGCGTAATACAAACATTCCTACAACTGGATTGGCAGGAAATGTTGTAGCCGCTGTATAGGTTTCTCCATTGGCTGGAATCCCATCTCCTGTGAGATACCCTTCTAGATAGCCATTGGCTTGAGGTGTTTGATACACTTTGTCAACATTGATATGTCCTGTGTCTGTTAGTAAATCATCATCGTCTACTGTGACTAGTGCAACTTTTCCTTCTTCGTCGGTAGGCATCACATGTAACTGTTTTGTGTTGTAACCAGATGACGGTGCATCTGATTCTGCTTGAGCAACCACTGCTGTGTTAATTTCTAAATCTTTGTCTCTAGATTTTTGTGATACATTTTCATCCTTGTCGCCAAGTATATCTCTAAACTCTTGTGCGTCTGTGATGCCTTTACATCTTACTCTATAAAGGTGTGGCCACCATGTTTTAGAAAATCCTTCTGCTGAACGTGCCACATCTTCAACCACATAATATCTTTTTAGTACTGCTGTATCTGTTTCATCTAAAGAATGTTCATCGTTAAGATGTGGTAGTTCGATCACGTCTCCGGACATAATTTTTCTACCTAATGATTCAACAATGTCTTTAATATGAAATGTCATAAAGAGTTGATCATTTTGTAAAAATAATCCAAACTGAGAAAGATCAAAATCTATATCAGACACATTGTAAATTACACGAGTGTGATATACATCTGACTCATACTTGCGATCTCTGTTTTCCAAAAGCAACATATCCTGTATTGCTAGTTCGTTAAGAGAGTCTCCGGATCTTTGAGGCTGTGATGCATCATTAAGTTCACCTTGATCAACTGGGGATACATACTTGTGAATATAAGCATCTGTTCCACCTATTTGGAACATTTCGGCAATATTACGATCCTGAAAAGTGAAATCATTACCTTTTTCGGGTTTATATAAAGACAGTCTTGGCATTCTACATATTTACCGTTCTATAAATACACATATGCCAGACACAGCACTATCAGAAGCCACAGACAACCAAATAAACGCGGCAAAACACGAAATATACGATTATGTGAAAACACGCTTGGGTGATGGCATGATCGAAGTTGAACTTGATCCAAAACATTTAGAAAATGCCTTTGTAACAGCAGTTGATAAATTTAGACAGCGATCTAGTAATTCTGTAGAAGAGTCATATGGATTTTTAGATCTCCAGCCTGATCAAACAACCTATGTACTGCCGGCAGAAATTATGAATGTAAAACAAATATACAGAAGAACTGTTGGTGGCGCTTCCTCATCAGAGGGAGGCACGTCATTTGATCCATTTGAATTGGCCTATACCAATGTGTATCTGTTACAAACAGGAAAAATTGGTGGATTGGCCACCTACGATATGTTTGCTGGTTATCAAGAATTAGTAGCAAGAATGTTCGGCGGATTTATAAATTTCAAATATGACCAACCAACAAGACGATTAACAATTTTTAGAAGACAGCGTCACAAAGAAACTGTGTTAATCGAACAATATAATTATCGTCCGGATTTTATATTATTAAATGATGTTTTTGCAAAACCATGGGTTAGAGAATATACTCTAGCAGTGTCCAAATATACACTAGGAGAAGCAAGATCTAAATTTTCTCAAATTGCAGGCCCACAAGGTGGCGGCACGTTAAATGGTGATGCATTAAAAAATGAAGCAATCAACGAAATGACCAAACTTGAACAAGAAATTGGTAACTACTCAGAGGGCGGAACCCCACTTAGTTTTACAATAGGCTAGACTTTTTTCTTAAAATATTTTATACTAAGACATGCTTATAGGATTATGCGGGTTGATAGGGTCTGGAAAAGGCACTGTAGCAGACACTCTTGTTGAGAAACACAATTTCCAAAAAATTAGTTTTGCAGACAAATTAAAGGATGGTGTAGCGTCAATATTCGACTGGCCAAGAGATTTGTTAGAAGGTAATACTCTAGAAGGTCGTAACTGGAGAGAACAACCAGACACGTTTTGGACAAATGAATGTAAACAAGAAATTACTCCAAGACATGTGTTACAGGTGTTTGGTACTGAATGTATGAGACATGGTTTTTTTGATGGCATTTGGGTGAGTCTAGTAAAACAAAAAATTATTGATAATCCAACACAAAATTATGTAATTCCGGATGTGCGTTTTCCAAATGAAGTTGAGATAATCAAATCTTTACAAGGAAAGATGGCGCTTGTAAAAAGAGGAGAAGACCCTCAATGGTTTACAGATTATGAAAATAAAGGAATAAAACCTATAGACGTTCATGCATCAGAATGGTCATGGGCAAAAACTAACTTTGATATTATTTTACGTAATAATGGCACACTAGAAGATCTGCATCAGCAAGTAGAAATATTTTTTTAACGATCAGCAACCAGATCGCCCTGGCGCCACTTTTGTTTTTTCACATGTATTAGTCGGTTGCAATTTGCACAAACAGTTTTAAGATTTCCATTGCTATTATTATTCATATTGCCATCTAGATAATGCACATCTAACTGATACGGATGTTGTGCTATAAATCCACACATTTCACAATTTGATTTTTTTGTATAACCTGCACGTTGCCATGCTGGCGTAGTAATTGTTGACTTAGAAGATTTTCTTATACAAGCATCACATTTTTTTCTGTAATACACCTTGTTGCCTCGGCGATAGTTGTAGGCAGCTGGCTTGCTGTTACACTCTTGACACAAGGGTCTTGTTGATCCGTTTGAATAAAGCACGTACTTATTTATTAACACCTTTTAGGCACTCTTTATTTTTTTTAATAAATCAGTCCAATCGCTATAAATATTCGCAACAAGGAGTAAACGACACATGGCTTTAATATCACCCGGAGTAGCGGTTACCGTAGTAGATGAATCATTCTACGTGCCAGGTATCCCAGGAGCAGTACCACTAGTAGTAGTGGCAACTTCCCAAAACAAAAAATCAGGCACAGGCACAGGCACAGCGACAGGTACGCTGAGCACAAACGCAGGTGAAATATTTCTAATATCTTCACAGAGAGAATTAACCCAAACATTTGGTAATCCAACATTCTACACGGATGCATCAGGAACACCAATACAAGGGTACGAACTAAATGAATACGGTCTCCAAGCCGCTTACTCCTTCTTGGGCATCGCAAACAGAGCGTTCGTAATCAGAGCAAACGTAGATACAGCAGAACTAACAGGATCAGCAGATGCACCTGGTGGCACACCTAGCAATGGATTTTATTGGTTAGATCTTGTTTCAACATCTTTTGGAATTAAAGAATGGGACGAAGCCACTCAATCATTCACAGTTATAACACCAAAACTTGTAACCAGCACAGATGATGTGTCAGGCACAGCACCAAAATCAGATTTTGGATCAATTGGTGACTACGCTGTAGTAGCAACAAATCCATTCAACAGATTGTACTACAAAACAAGATCAAACACATGGGTACAAGTTGGTTCAGCTTCTTCAGAGACAGCTGATGGGTCATGGTCAACTGCACACGCAACAGTGACAGGAACATCAACAAATCCAACAGTGACCAGTGCTGACTCAGTGAACATCAATGGTAACCTCATTGGCACACTTGGTACCACTGTAGCAACATTTGCGGCAGCAATTAATAATTCAGCGGCGGGCGTAAGTGCCGCGGCAGTTAATGGCCGATTAGAAATATACGCTATACCTTCAGCAACAGGTGATGACTCATCTACAACTGCTGTAGTGTCTTCAATCATCATCACCGAAGTAGATGGTACAGCATTTACTGATGTTGGAATCACACCAGGTAGATATTACATACCGAAAGTGTTCATAGGACAACACACTGAAGATCACGGTTTTAGAACAAGCGATACTATTCCAAGACCTTCAGGATCAGTTTGGATTCAACAGACAGAGCCAAATGGTGGTGCTGACTTTGCTTTAAAAAAATACTCAGAGACTGCAGGATTATTTGAATCACAAGCAACGCCTGTATACAAAAATCATGAACAAGCAATTCAACAGTTAGACAGAACAGGTGGCGGTATTAATCTTACTGTAAATGACACATATATTCAAGTAAACACTGGCGAATCAGAATGGAACGACTCGACACAAGACTCAGGTGAATTAATTGACTATGTTGCTTTCAAAAGATCCGCAGGAGTTGGTTCAACAACCACAATTACTTCAAGCAAAATAACAACAAAGACCGCGGCAGGCTTTTCAGATGGTGATACAATTAGAATGGCAGAAACTATTCTAGACACTAGCAACACATCTACAACAGCATCCAATCAGTTGGTTACTAAAACAGTAACACTTGGTGGCGAAGACGCAGATGACTTTGTTACAGCAATATCAGCCGCAGGGTTTGCAAACGTTAGTGCAAACTATGATACAACTTCAAAAAGGATTACTCTGTCACATGCACTGGGTGGTAACATTTACTTCTCAGATGTAAGTGGTACTGCAATGGATGACTTGGGATTCAATTCAACTTTTGCAAACACATACGGTGATGATCTAAATCTTGCTTCAGATAAAATTGCTAACTTGTACATTGCACCAGCAGGCGACAAAGATGACTTTTCATCCACAGCAGATCAAACTGAGGCAAATAGAACATTTGCTTTTGTAGCAACACTTTGGACACCAGTATCAAACTTACCAAACAGTGGTACAACTTATACACCAATACAGTCAGTAAATCAGCCTGTAAAAGATCCAGCAGATTTACAAAATTGGTACAACACAACTGTTGATGAAGTAGATATTCTTATTCATAACGGCTCTGCTTGGACTGGATATCAGAATGTTTCCGCAGATGCTAGAGGATTTAATTTAGCAGGCACAGATCCAAATGGTCCTATTATTTCTGCTTCAGAACCAACAACACAGTCAGACGGTACAGCACTTGTTGATGGAGACCTTTGGTTAGATACATCTGACTTAGAAAACTATCCAAGACTTTACAGATATGATTCATCACAAGATGATGGAGCAGAGTTTGTGTTAATCGACAACAGAGACCAAACTTCACAAGATGGCATATTGTTTGCAGACTTTAGATATCATTCAGATGGTACAAAAGATGCAGTAAACGAAGAAACTTTGATTACTGACTTACTAACATCTACATACTTAGATATAGATGCTCCAGATTCAGCATTATACCCAAAAGGCATGTTAGGATTTAACCTAAGACGTTCAGGTTACAATGTAAAAGCATTTAGAAATGAGTACTTTACAAGAACTAATTTCCCAAGCACAGTGACATATCCAACGTTACCTACCGAAAAAGATGCATGGGTTACTGCTTCAGGATTAAAACTAGATGGTTCACCGTTTATGGGAAGAAAAGCACAAAGAAATATGATTGTACAGGCACTTAAAGCAACAGTTGAATCGACTACTGCTTTAAGAGAAGAACAGCGTGAGTTCAACTTACTTGCGTCTCCATCCTATCCAGAACTTATTTCTAACTTAGAAACTCTGAATGCAGACAGAAAAGACACTGCATTTGTGCTAGGCGATAGTCCATTTAGATTAGCACCAACATCAACTGAGGTTACAAACTGGGCAAACAACACAGCAGGTGCGGCAGATAACGGAGAAGATGGACTTTTAACAACTGATTCGTTTACAGGCGTTTACTACCCACCTGGATTAACTACTGATCTAACAGGTAGCTCTGTTGCTGTTCCTTCATCACACATGATGATGAGAACTATTGCGTATAATGATCAGGTAGCGTTTCCGTGGTTTGCTCCAGCAGGTATAAGACGTGGTGCTATTGATAATGCTTCTTCAGTAGGATTCATTAACGGCGAAGGCGAATTTGAAACCACTGCTGTTTCAGAGGGGTTAAGAGATGCACTTTACAGTGTTAACATTAATCCAATTTCTTTTGTGACAGGAGCAGGCTTAGTTGCATTTGGACAAAAAACAAGACAACTAACAGCATCAGCACTGGATAGAATAAACGTTGCAAGACTAGTTGCATTTACAAGACTACAACTAGATAAGATTGCAAGACCGTTTATCTTTGAGCCAAACGATGTACTCACAAGAAATGAAATCAGACAATCAATTGAATCATTCTTGTTAGAACTAACAGCACAAAGAGCACTATTTGACTTTGCTGTGGTTTGTGATGAATCAAACAACACACCAGGAAGAATAGACAGGAACGAACTGTATGTAGACGTGGCTATAGAGCCTGTTAAAGCAGTTGAGTTTATATTCATTCCGATTAGACTTAAAAATACAGGAGAGATAGCTGCACTAGGCCTTTAAAGGGTTAAGTGAAGCAAAAAATAAATGAATAGTAAATATTCATACTAGGAGAAACAAATGGCAGTATCAACACTATCAAAATTTACAGTACCATTGGCAAGTGATCAATCATCTGCCTCACAAGGCCTTTTAATGCCTAAACTACAATATAGGTTTAGGATTATCCTTGAAAATTTTGGAATATCAACTCCTAGATCTGAACTTACTAAACAGGTTGTAGATGTTACAAGACCAAATATTACTTTTGACCAAATTACACTTGATGCATATAACTCAAGAGTATACATGGCTGGTAAACACACATGGGATCCTATTACAATAAATGTAAGAGACGATGTGAACAACGAAGTTACAAAACTTGTTGGTGAACAATTACAGAAACAATTTGATTTCTTTGAACAGTCATCAGCGGCATCAGGACAAGACTACAAATTTACAAGTAGAATTGAAATGCTTGATGGTGGTAACGGAGCAAATACTCCTACTATATTAGAAACATATGAACTGTATGGTTGTTACTTAGACAACGTTCAATATGGTACACTTGCATATGCAACATCAGAGCCTGTACAGATTACATTGTCAGTTAGATACGATAATGCAATCCAAACTCCTAGAGGAACAGGAATTGGTTCAGCAGTAGCAAGAACAATATCTACAGCGGCTACTGGCGGCGGTATTTAATTTAATCTTTAAATTCTTTAAAAAAGCGTCTTTTATAGGCGCTTTTTTTATGACAATAAATATTATAGATGGCAAACTGGCGTTCTAACTTTCTAAAACAATTAGTCGGTGGAGACACCATGAAAGATTATCAACATGCGGCTAGACTGTATCTAGATGATTCTTTCAGACTGTCCCCAAAAAATAAATTTTTATATCATGTGGTGTTTAACATCAATCCAGCAGCCACTGGGT